GCGTTGTTCCAGCAGGTCGTCGAGGAAGGTCGCAGGTTTGCCTCCAGTGGTGATATGAATGTGTCTGATATGTCGGCACAGGCTCCCGTGGGGACAACACTGGCGTTGCTGGAGAGACAGTTGAAAGTGATGGGCGCTGTTCAGGCCCGGATGCACTTCACGATGAAGCAAGAGTTCAAGCTCTTGAAGGTCATCATTGCTGACTACACACCAGAAGATTACGACTACGAGCCAGAAGATGGCAGTCGCAACGCACGTCGCTCCGACTACGACAAGGTGGACGTCATTCCTGTGAGTGACCCCAACGCTGCAACGATGGCACAGAAGATTGTGCAGTACCAAGCAGTTCTCCAGCTTGCACAGACTGCGCCTCAGTTGTATGACATGGCGCTCCTGCACCGTCAGATGGTTGAGGTCTTGGGTGTGAAGAATGCCGACAAGCTCATCAAGACAGAAGAAGACCAGACACCCGTTGACCCAGTGACGGAGAACCAGCACCTGTTGACGATGGAGCCGACCAAGGCGTTTATTGAACAGAACCATCAGGCTCATATGCAGGTGCATATGGCTCTGTTGCAAGACCCCAAGATACAAGCTACGTTACAGCAGAACCCACAGGCGCAAGCAATCGTGGCGGCAGTAATGGCCCACATCAACGAGCATACGGCGTTGGACTACCGCAGACAGATCGAGACATCCATTGGTATGTCGTTGCCAAGCGAGGAGATGAACAAGAAGTTGTCTCCAGAAATGGCAGACCAGATCGCAGTCATGGCGGCACAAGCGTCAGCGCAGATCACACAACAGAACCAACAGCAGGCCCAGCAGCAAATGGCCCAGCAGCAGATGCAAGACCCGATTGTTCAAATGCAGATGCAAGAGTTGCAGATCAAACAAGAGGAGCTCAAGCTCAAGCAGCAGAAGCAACACATTGACGCGATGGCCAAGGCCGACCAGATTCGTGTTGAAGAAGCTCGCATCGAAGCTCAGAAGCAGATCGCTGCTATGCAGGTAGGCGCGTCATCCGCCGCTGCACGCGACAAGTTGAATAAGAGTATGCAGCTCGAAGGCGCAAAGATTGGTGTGGACATCGCTAAGACGAAAGACCAATTGCGTCACCAACAACAAACACAACAGCGTGCTGCACAAAACCGCACGCCCCGTAAAGGAGAGTAATAGTTGGACAACAGCCGAGTGCTTGCTTACATCGCCAAGGAGATCGACAAACTCCGTGGCGACCAGAATTCCTTCCTCTCTGGAGGAGGTGCTAAAACGTTTGACGAGTATCGTCACGTCTGTGGGGTCATCCGAGGTCTGACTCACGCAGAATCTATTGTCAAAGACCTTGTGCAACGAATGGAGCAATCTGATGAATGACATCAACCTAGCGGGCGCAGTGGACCTATCTGGTCTGTTGAACAAACCCGCAGAGGATAAGGCGAAGCAACTGCCCGATCCCAAGCGCTTTCACGTACTTTGTGTAGTCCCCGAGGCTATGGAAGAGTACGCCGACAGTGAAGTAGGCATCATCAAATCTAGCCAAGCTATGTATCACGAAGAAGTCCTGACTTCTGTGTTGTTCGTAGTGAAACTTGGCCCTGACGCGTACAAAGATGAGACTCGTTTCCCATCTGGCCCGTCATGCAAGGAAGGTGACTTCGTCATCGTCCGACCCAATTCAGGCACCCGCCTGAAGATTCATGGCCGTGAATTCCGCATCATCAATGATGACTCGGTTGAAGCAGTTGTGGAAGACCCACGCGGTATTGGCCGTGTTGCTTAATAGGAGTTAGAAATGACAGTTAAAAACGAGTTTGAAGACGAGTTTGAGTTTCCTGATGAAAAGGAAGCGAAACAAGCCAAACAAGCTGCTGCTGAAGACGACAAGTTTGAAGTAGAGATTGAGGACGATACTCCGCCAGCGGACCGTGGCCGTAAAGCCGCGCCACCCCCTGAAGACCCAACTGACGATGAGTTGAGCTCATACGATGAGAAGGTTCAAGCGCGTATCAAGAAGTTCACCCGTGGTTATCACGATGAGCGCCGCGCCAAGGAAGAAGCCTTGCGCGAACGTCAGGCTGCTGAGGCTTATGCCAAGCAGGTCTACGAGGAAAACAAACGCCTCCAACAACAGCTTGCTACCGGTAGCCAAGCCTATATCGAGCAGTCCAAGTCGTCTGCCGATATTGAGCTGAGCACCGCCAAGAAAGCCTACAAGGAAGCCATCGAAGCTGGTGACATTGACGCTCAGGCCGACGCCCAAGCCGATATTGCCCGCGCCATGTTGAAGATCGACAAGGCCCAAGGCATGAAGCCAATCGAGGTGAAAGAGAAGGAAACTTTCACATCTGCACAGCCCGCACAAGAGGACACACCTCGCCTGACTCCACGTACTCAAAAATGGGTTAATGCCAATTCTGATTGGTGGGGCGTTGACGAAGAAATGACTATGACTGCAATGGGGCTTGACAAGAAGCTCGCAAAGGAGTATGGTTCGGACTATGTAGGAAGTGAAGAGTACTTCCGAACCATCGACAAAACGATGCGCAAACGATTTCCTGAACACTTTGAAAGTGAACAGAGCTATGAGGATGACGAAACGCCTCCACGAAAGACGTCAGAACCGGCTGAAGAGGAAACTCCCCGCCGTGCAACAAAACCCGCTACTGTAGTGGCTCCGGCCTCACGTAGCACCCCGCCTAATCGTATTCGATTGAAGGCATCCGAAGCAGCGATCGCTCGCCGTCTTGGGGTTCCTATTGAACAATACGCTAAACAGGTTGCTTTGCTGAAAAGAGGTGAATGATGGAAAACGGTACTAAACAAAACCGACTGGCCCGTGAATTAGACAATCGCACGGTTACGCAACGCCCAACAGCGTGGCGTCCGCCCGAGACTCTGCCTAGCCCTGATGCCCGCTCCGGCTGGACTCATCGCTGGATTCGCACCAGTACTGTTGGTGTCGCTGACCCATCAAATATTTCTTCTAAGCTTCGCGAAGGTTACGAGCCCTGCAAAGCAGAGGAGTACCCTGAGCTCATGATGCACGCTACTACTGAAGGTCGCTTTAAAGGCAACATTGAAGTGGGTGGTTTGTTGCTCTGCCGCATCCCATCTGAGTTCTTGGAACAACGTGCAGCGTATTACGCTAATCAGAACAAGTCTCAAATGGAGTCCGTGGACAACAATTTCCTTCGTGAAAGTGATCCTCGTATGCCCTTGTTCTCGGACAAGAAGTCGAAGGTTACTTTCGGTTCTGGTTCTTAAATTTTGGAGTCCTAAATGGCATACCCTACCGTTTCGGCACCTTATGGCTTGGTGCCCGTCAATTCACTTGACGGTAAACCATACGCTGGTGCAATCCGTCAGATTCCCGTCGCCGCTGGCTTCGCTACCGCTATTTTCAATGGCGATACAGTGTTGATCGGCAGTGATGGTTATCTCGTTAAGTCAACTGCTACTAACAGCGGCGCTATCGTCGGTGTTGTGGTTGGTGGTCAATACGTGAACTCGTCAGGTCAAACTGTTCAAGGTCAGTACATCCCCGCATCTGCTTCGACTTCTACAAACTTGGCTTACGCCTACGTTGTGGACGATCAGCAAGCTCTGTTCAAAGTGGCCGTTGTTACCTCTGGTACAACTATGGGCACCGCGAGCCGCGCTGATGTTGGTTCTAACGTTCCTTTGGTGTTGAACGCAGGTTCTACTACTACTGGCAATAGCGCTTTTGGCGTGACATTGACTGGTGCTGGTACTACTGCCACCATCCCATTGCGCGTCATCGACGTGGTCCCTGAGACCGCCACTTCTGCTGGTGTTTACACCGAGTTGTTGGTGAAGATCAACACTCAACAGTACAACAACACCACTGGTGTTTAAGGAGTAAATCATGGCTATTTCACGCGCACAGTTACTTAAAGAACTGCTCCCCGGCTTGAACGCTTTGTTCGGCATGGAATATGCTCGCTACGGTGAGCAACACAAAGAGATTTACGAAACCGAAACTTCTGAGCGTAGCTTTGAAGAAGAGGTGAAGTTGTCTGGTTTCTCCGCTGCTCCAGTGAAGAACGAAGGCTCTGCAATCTCTTACGACAATGCACAAGAAGCATGGTCGACTCGCTACAACCACGAGACTATCGCTCTGGGCTTCTCCATCACTGAAGAAGCTGTGGAAGATAACTTGTACGACAGCTTGTCCGCCCGCTACACCAAGTCATTGGCTCGCGCTATGGCTTACACCAAGCAAGTTAAAGCTGCTGCTGTTTTGAACAACGGCTTCAACGGTGGCTACTTGGGCGGTGACGGTGTGTCATTGTTCGGTTACAACAGCTCTAGCTCGTTGGTCAACCATCCTTTGATCTCTGGTGGCACCAACGCCAACACTCCATCTACTCAAGCTGACTTGAACGAGACTTCTTTGGAAGCCGCCGTGATTCAAATCGCTGCTTGGACTGATGAACGTGGTCTGTTGATCGCTGCTAAGCCAAAGAAGATGATTGTTCCCCCAAGCTTGCAATTCGTTGCTACTCGTTTGTTGGAAACTAACCTCCGCGTTGGTACAGCTGACAACGACATCAACGCGATCAAGAACAACGGTTCTGTGCCAGAAGGCTACACCGTTAACAACTTCTTGACCGACAACAACGCTTGGTTCTTGACTACAGACGTGCCTAACGGTTTGAAGCACTTCGTTCGTACACCGCTGCAAAACAGCATGGACGGCGACTTCGATACCGGTAACGTGCGTTACAAGGCCCGTGAGCGTTACAGCTTCGGCTGGTCTGATGCTCTGGGTATCTGGGGTAGCTCTGGCTCTAACTAAGCCAGTCAGGAAAAGGGGCTTCGGCCCCTTTTCTTTTGTTCTTTTTGGGTGTATATTCACCACATCCCGGGGTCCCCGGTGTATCTGACAGTCCCGGCTGACGACATGCAGACAGATACGCCTTATCGCATGTGAGGAAATCATCATGGCACGCACCACCTTCTCCGGCCCAGTCGTATCTCAGAACGGCTTTCAGACCGGCACTTCCGCTTCTCCCTTGACCGTTACTACGGCACAAAACATTGACGCAGCTTACGCTACGACTTCTGCCACTACTGGTGATACACGTCTGAGCTACGAAAAGTTGACCTTTACCTCTACAGGTTCAGGCGAAACTCTCCGCGCTTTCTCTGTTGTAACTGGCACAGACGCAGCAACTGCTGGCACAATCAACGGCGCGCACATTTCTTTGGAAGTCAACGGTTCTTCCGCCTCTATCTCTGGCGCTGCTAACGCAATCCGCGCTACTTTGGGCGGCACTGACGCTACTCCCGGCGGCACTTTGGCTGTGATTCAGTTGGACACCAACTATACAGTTAACGCTTCTTTGCCTGCTACAGCCTCGTTTATTCGCGTGTCTGACAGCGGTTCTGCTACTGGCGAAATTCCTTTGTTTGCAAATATTGAGACTGGCCCAGCCGCTACTTGCGCTCCAACAGCAACCAGCGTAACTACTGTGGCTAAAGCGATCAAAGTGATGATTGGCGGCACTGTGTATTACGTTCCTGCTTACTCTACATTCTCATAATGCAGATAACCAAGGAATTCTTGGAATCTGAGATTCGTGACCTTGAGACTGAAGCACAGAAGGCCCAAAACTTTCTAATGCAAGCTCAAGGCACGATTCAAGCGTACAAGATGTTGATTAACAGGTTAGACGCACCAGAACCGGAGCAACAAAATGGCGATGCAAACTGATATTCTAGCCAGTGCGGTACGCACTGACGATGGGGTGCTAAATGACCAAGCTGGTAATGCTATTGGTCGTGCACGTATTAAAGGCGTGTACATTGTCCCCGCTGGCACAGCCGGTAGCGTAGTGTTTAAAGATGGCAGTGCTTCTGGTACTACACGTATGACACTCAATACTGTGGCCTCTGCTACCCAGCCTACATATATGCTTTTTCCCGGAGAAGGCATTGTGTTCACCACAGGTATTTACGTTGACGTTACCTCAATCGGTTCTGTCATGGTGTTCTATGGCTAAGTCTCCAGCATGGCAGAGAGCGGAAGGGAAGAACCCAAATGGCGGATTAAACGCCAAAGGGCGAGCCTCTGCGAAAGCGCAAGGCATGAATTTGAAACGGCCCCAGCCCGAAGGCGGCTCCCGGCGCGACTCTTTCTGTGCGAGGATGAGTGGAATGAAAAAGAAGCTGACCAGCGCAAAGACAGCCAACGATCCGGATTCAAGGATCAATAAGTCTTTGAGGGCGTGGAACTGTAAGGATGGCGGCTATGTAACTGCGGCTGATGGCTGCGCTACAAAAGGCAAGACAAAAGGGCGGATGGTATGACCGAAGATGCTATCCAAACCGCCCGTGAATTGGCCACGCATGCGTCTGACATTAGACATCTGCAAGATGACATGGACAAGATGTTGGAAAACATGAAAACCATGCAAGCAACGCTGACGGCTATTGACAAGACTTTGCCTGAAGCCAAAGGTGGTTGGAGAATGTTGATGCTGTTGGCAGGTGCAAGTG